GCTTTTGACCCTTCTTGGTCTGAATCTGAAACATCTGACGATTTTGCTATACAGGTTATCAAATTATTACCAGAACAAAAGAAAGGCGTTCTAGTGCATAGTTATGCTTTACCAGGCACAAATCTAAAAAAGCATATAACATACTTTAAGTATTTACTAGACCACTTTAACATTATTATGATTGTAGGGGACTACAATGGCGGTGTTCAGTTTATTAACTCTTGTAATGAAAGCGATCTATTTATAAAAGAAAAAATAAACATAGGTTGTTTTGAAGCTGATTTTAATAATCCACAGAATTATCACGATGACTTAAGACAAGCACGTAGAAGTTATAATGTTAATCAAGGAGTAATATGTAATTTAAGAAAACCAACATCATCTTGGATTAGAACAGCTAACGAAATGTTGCAAACATCTTTTGATAGAAAGAAAATATACTTTGCCGCTTCAGCCATGGACGACAACTACTCTATGCAAAAAGCTAAAAAAATACCAATAAAAGAACTAAAGTTTTCTAAATATGAAGACGAAAAGAATGTTGGAGCTAAAATGATTGAATTTATAGAACATCAAAAAGATATGTTAGACTTAACAAAAGCAGAATGTGCACTTGTACAAGTTACAACATCTGCGGGAGGCAATCAAAACTTTGATTTACCACCAAACCTAAAGAGACAAAAGGGCGCAGATAAACCAAGAAAAGACTCCTATTCCGCTTTAGTACTAGGTAACTGGGGAATGAACATATATTACGACATGATGGAGACTCCGCCAGAAAATAATCAAACCTTTACTCCAATGTTTATATAGAAAAGTTGTCAAAGTTACTTTAACTTTGTGTAAAGAACTTTATAATAAACTGATATGCCTAGAAAATATACAAAAAAATCAAGCTATTGGAAAAAATTTGACAAACAATCCGTAGCCAATGAAAGTCAACCTGCTCAAATCAGCATTGACCCAATTTCAGCTGGAACACCTTATCACGTTTCCGAAGCTTCATACGGTAGAAATGGTTCTGCTGGAAATTTATCACAAACCACAACAAATACAAGAGTTAATAGATCTGCGCTTTCTGCACCAATTAATCGTTACAGTCAAATTAGGGGTGGTATGTTGCCTTTTGAAATTTCTGCTGACGGCATAAATGTAAGAGAAGCTATAGAACTTTGTCAAAAAGCTTATACAACTGTACCTATTTTTAGGAATACAATTGATATGATGTCTGAATTTGCTAACTCTGAAATATATTTAGAGGGTGGTAACGCAAACTCAAGAGAATTTTTCGGTAAACTATTCGACAAGATTAAATTAAACAATTTAAAAGATCAGTATTTTAGAGAGTATTATAGAAGTGGTAACATTTTCTTGTATAGAATTGATGGCAAGTTTAACTTAAGCGACTTTAAAAAGTTTGCTCAAAATGTAGCAGACAGACCAGCAAGCAATAAGTTCCCACTTAAATATATTGTTTTGAATCCATTTGAAATCGTAGCCAAACGTAGTACAGTATTCAATACAAAAGATGGAGCATATGCAAAAATCCTTTCTGAGTTTGATATGGAAAGGCTTGCAAATCCTAAAAACGATTACGATAGACAAGTTTTGGAAGGCTTGGATCCAGCAGATCAAAAACTTATTAAAGATGGCGCATACTTCAAAGATGGTCTAAAGATTAATTTAGATAACGAAAGAATATCATATAGTTTCTACAAAAAACAAGATTACGAACCGTTTGCTATTCCATTTGGATTCCCTGTTTTAGAGGATATAAATGCTAAGATGGAAATGAAGAAAATGGATCAAGCGATCATGAGAACAGTTGAAAATGTTATTCTTATGATCACAATGGGTACTGATCCAGACAAAGGTGGAATCAATCACAATAACTTAAGAGCTATGCAAACACTTTTCCAAAACGAATCAGTTGGAAGAGTTTTAGTTGCAGATTATACAACAAAAGCAGAGTTTATTATACCAGACATTAACAAAGTTATTGGCCCAGGTAAATACGAAGTTATTAATAAAGACATTAAAGAAGGTTTACAAAACATCATCTTAAATGAAGATAAATATAGTGGTGCACAAATCAAAGCTAGAGTTTTCTTAGATAGACTAAAAGAAGCTAGAGAAGCATTTATCAATGATTTCTTACAACCAGAAATCAAAAGAATTGCTAAAGATCTTGGTTTTAGAGCTTACCCAACAGCTAAATTTAAAGATATTGATTTAAGAGACGAAGTTCAATTAATGCGTGTTGCAACAAGATTAATGGAGCTTGGAATACTAACAGCTGAACAAGGTATGCAAATCATACAAACTGGTAGATTCCCACTTGCAGAAGAGTTAGACGGCGCACAAGCAAAGTTTGTTGAGCAAAGAAAACAAGGTTATTTTAATCCAATAGTTGGTGGAATACCAATGATAGAAGAAGATGACGCCCCAATTGAACCAGCAGATGAGCAAAAAGTTCCTGGTGAACCTGGTAGACCTTTGGGGACTACAGAAGGCAAAGTTTCAACAGAAGCTATACAAGCGACAGTCTATGAAATAGAAGCACTTCAATCTTTAGCAAAAGACGAAATGCTTAAAAAAATCAACAAGAAAAGACTAAATAAAAACCAAAAAGAAATGATCGCAAAATTATGTGAATCTGTGGTTTGTGGGTCAGAAAAAGAAAATTGGACAAGTGTAATGATTTCTTGTGTAAATGACTTTAGTAACATAGGGAAACTAAACGTTTTGAACGACATTTATGACGTTTCAGATTCTCACAAGTTAGAAATTTATCCATCAGCAATTTTATATCACTCAAATGAAAGAAATTAAAAATCCATTAACTGCAAATATTGATCGTTCAAACGGCAATATAGAAATTTCCATAGCTAAAAAATATGATCAAGAAGAAGAGGCTATGTACAAATCATTCATGTCTGTTTGTTCTATGCAAGATAAAGCATTAGTTGATACAACAAAAATGGGTGATGATGACACAATGAAAGCTTGCGGAATGCAATACGACAAGATGCGAGCTATGATTAACGAAGTAGGTGAAGGCGGCTTAACAGAAAAGCAAAAGAAACTACCTCCAGCCCTTCAAAAAGCCATTTTAGAAAAAATGAAAAAAGAAGGTAAAATTAGCGAAGAAGAAGCTAAAGCTTATCAAGAATCAAAATTTTTATCTAAAGACGATCAACCCAAGGAAGAAGTTGGCCCAGAAGGAGAAATGAAAGTAGTTGAAAATCCTAAAGAGCCAAAATCAGCAGAAAAGCACGACGCATAGTGACTCCAAAATATACAACGCATTTTGATTTTGAAATAAATGCTTCAGATACGATAAACAATTTTGTTTTATCTAAAGCTAATATACAAAATTTAAAATCATTAATACCTACACAAGTAGATTTAGAAAAGAACATTGATTTGATGGGTGTTGCTTTCAATGCAGCTGTGGTCAATGAGTTTAATAAAAACGGTGATGGTATTAGTACACAAACTGCAATTGACTCAGTTCAACAGTTTGTACACAAACCGACAAATATAGAACACGATAAAAAAAGAGTAGTTGGTCACATAGTAAATGCTGGATTTAGTGATTATTCAGATAGCTCTATTTTAATTAATGTCGACAAAGATACGAAGGATCCATTCAACATAGCTTTGGGTGCTGTTGTGTATAAAACAGTTGATAAAGAATTCTTCGAAACATTAAGAAGAAGCACAAACCCAAATAGCAAAATACACAATTCTGTTTCTGCTAGTTGGGAGGTAGGATTTAGTGAATACAAAATTGCAGTTGGTAGCAAAAACTTAAAGGATGCCGAAATCATATCTGACCCAAATCAAATACAAGAAATGAAAGCTATGTTAAGAGGATTTGGAGGCAAGGGAAGAATGAATGATGGAACACCATTATATCGTTTAATTGTTGGCAATGTTTATCCTTTGGGAATCGGATTTACAATGAAACCTGCTGCGAATGTTAAAGGTGTTATTTCAGAAGAAAGTATGACACCAGAAGTTAAAGAAGTAAAAGCTATTGAAATCAATACTAAACAAAGCCAAGACCTTGAAAAAATAGCGGCTAAAATTTCACAAAAAATAAAAAATACTGTAAACAATATCAATATTATGGATATAGAAAACCTATTAACAGAACTCAAGAGCGATCTTCAAGAGAAAAAGTTTTCTCAAGAAGCGATTGCAAGCATGACTTCAACATTTGCTGAAGCCATTAAAACTAAAGATGAAGAGTACAAAGCTTCTCTTGAGGCTGCAGAAAACGAGAAGGCAGAAATCGCGCAAGCGAATGAAGAGCTTAAGAATTCTGTAGAATCAATTAAAGAGGAATTGGCTAGTGCTCAAGAACGCATTACCGAGTTTGAAAAAGCAAAAGCTGCTGAAGAAGCAGTTGCTACTTTCAATGCTCGCATGGAGGAAATTGATTCTATCTATGATTTAGAAGAAAGCGATTCATCATTTATCGCTGAAAAAATCAAAGGTTTAGATTCTTCAGAAGAATCTTTTGCATCTCTTAAAACAGAGCTTGAAGTATTTTGGGCTGCTAAAAACAAAGAAGCAAAAGCTAAATTCGAAGAGGAAGTTCAAGCTCGTGTTGAAGAAGAAGTTGCAAAGCGTTTAGAAACTTCAGAAGCTTCAGAAGAAGTATCTGAAGCAACAGACGTTGAAGAAGCTTTAGACAATGCAGAGCAAACAACTACCGAAATTCCAAACAATAACGAAGCACAAGCTTCTGCAAAAACTTTCAAAGATAAATTCGCAGCTGCTTTCAGCCGTGATAATATCTTATCATAAAACATAAAACTATAATTATTATTAATCATGGGACTTAGATTATTACCATTCAGACAATATGATGAGAATGATGTTGTAAACATCTTCTCTTTAGATACTGATGCTGCTTTGACCAACTCTTCTGACGACGGAAGTGGTTCAAACGGTGTCTTCGTGAAGGTAAGCAACGGAAACTTTGATCAAGATGTTATCACTTATAGCAATGATAGCTATCTTGGTAAGTCAGATTTCCCGTTCGTAGGATCAGATATGTATCCTTCAAACCCGCTTACAGTCACTCCTGCAGAGTCTGGTGACATACCTTTTGGTATTACACTTGCACAAACTGCAAAGAATGACGAAAATGGTGAGAAATTACTTTACAACCCAACAAAGAAAGAAGAATTGCAAGCAGTTCTTCCTGGACAGTCTGTCCCTGTTGCGACTAAAGGTATTTTCACTTTTTCTTCTAACGCGTTTAACGGCCCAGTAGCAGAATACTCAATCGGATCTACCGTGCAAGTTGATTTTGCAACGCAGGGAACAATTACAGGAGGTGACGGCGCATTAGCTGCTGGTACATCTGGTGATTTCGGAGTCGTTATTGGAACAGGTTCACGTAATGCAGGAAGTGGTACAGCTCCAACAGCTGATCAGTTCTCTGGTGAATTCTTAATTCTTAAAATTGGGTAATTAGAGAGAGGAAATTAATTTATTATGAAAATTACTTTAAAAAACACTCCCGAGCAAGTTGAACTTGTAAAAGCTATGGCTTCTCGCAACCGCGCTGTTGCATACGAAGCTCAAACAGCTTTAGCTGAGTTCATCGGACCAGTTTTGGCAGAGGTTATCAACAATGCTCCTGCATTGTCTAACCTTTTCACAACTCTTCAGTACAATGCTGATGACAATCCTTCAATTCCATTAGATCTTTATTTTGATGTATCTGATGAGGATTATGTACAGGTTTATTCTCAGTCACGCGCTGGTGGTCTTCCAACTTCAGAAGTTCTTCCAACATCTTCAGAGTTAAAAGTTGCTACATATTCACTTGATTCAGCAGTTAGCTTCGACAGACGCTACGCAGCTAAATCACGCATGGATGTTGTTGCAAAAACAATGACTCGTGTTGCACAAGAAATTCTTTTGAAGCAAAACACAATTTCAGCTAACGTTGTTCTTAAAGCTTTAGCAAATGCATCAACCGCTGGTTCAGACCACGTGTTGACATCTTCTGCTGACGATCGTTTCGTACTTGCTGACTTAAATGCACTTATCACTCGTTCAAAGAGAATTGTTACATCATTCGTTGGTGGCACTCCAGACGCACGCAGTGGTCGTGGTATCACAGATATCATCTGTTCTCCAGAA